CAACAAAAGCTGTGGTCTAATCTATATTCACAAGCTAGTTCTCCTTATGAGAAGATGGGTCTTGCTTTAGCACAGATTGGTGGAACTGCTTTTGGATTAAATGAGACAGCAGTAGACAAGAAGATAGCTGATATTTCTAAAGTACTGAATGACATTGGTACACAGTATCAAGTAGGTACTGCGGAGTATTACAAAGCTGTTGCTGATGCACTACCTGCTCAGTATCCTGATGCTAAGGCTCAAGCAATGGCTGAATTTGTTAAGTTTAAAGCAAACGAAACTAAGACATATGCTGATGCTATCAAAGCAATCAAAGATAATCCTGAGACAGTAGATACTTTTGCTGATCCTCTGAAGATTAGTATTCTACAGAAAGCTACTCGTAAAGGATGGAGTGAAGAAACAACTCCAGTACCTACAACTGCTGCAGAGATGGCAGACTTTGCTAAGAAGTTTGAGTTAACTTCTGATCCTGATTTCCGTCGCTATTCGTCTATGTATAAAGTAGCTGAGAAAGAAGGAACAAAAGAAAAAGTAGAAGCTGAAATAAAACTTCTTACTATTGATAAAATTGAAGGGCAGATTAAGAAAAATAAAGCAGAACTTAATAAAATTGCTACCGATAACTTCGATGCTGGTCAGCGTTGGAACTTGGAGCGTGAGTCTGCTATTTCACTATTCAAAGCTGCTGGATTAGATCCTACTAAGCCACTACGTGGTGCTAACCTAGCTAATACTGAGTTAGTAAATTCCCAACGATTAGCTCTGCGTGATCCTTGGAGTGGAAGAGCAAACGTAGCTATTACTCCTCCGTCTGCTATTGGAACTCCTCCTCCTGCTGCACCTGCTGCTAAGCCAGCCACAGCTCCTGGTACTATCACAATCAACGGTGTTCCTGTTAGAAAACTTTAAGGAAGTACATGGCTACATATCAAGTAGGTTCTTCTACGTATGAAGTACCTGATAATCTATCGCAAGCACAGCTCACCACTGTCTTAACTGAGTTAGCTAATAGAGAAGCTGCTGCAGGTAAACAAGCTCCTGCTGTAGATCCTTTAGTAGCTGAGACAAACAAAGCAGCTATTGATAAGATTTCTCAGGCTATTCCTGAACCAGTTAAAGAAGTAGCTAGTAAGATTGGCAGTATCTTTAGTGCTGGCTACAATGCTCTACCTGAGGATGTACAAAAAGCTGGTAAATCTACTGGTAACTTCTTACTCGATTCTATCGAGATACTTAGTCGTCCATTCCAAGCTACTGCTACGTATTTAAAAGCTATTGGACAAACTCCTGAGTTTAAGAGTGGTGCTCCGATATGGGAGATTCTTTCTGATAAGAACTTAGCAAATGCTCAGAAGGCTAGTATTCGTGGTATTAAAGGAGAAGAGAAAGCTTCCTTTCAAGAAGCACTGCCTGACGAATTTCGTAAAAATAATCCTGTTAAGTCTATGCTCCTCGGTTTTATGGGCGATGCTATTATCCTTGATCCTCTTAAAGTAGGAACAGTTAAACCTTTCTTTGATACTGCTAAGACTGCTGCTAAGACAGTAGATAATTCTGTCGGTATTACTTCTCGCTTAGCAGACAATGAATTGTTTAGAGCGTTTAATATTAACACAGGTGACGTAGACAAAGCTCAGAAGCTATTTAATGACTATCGTTATCTTAGGGATAAAGCTAGAATTGAAGGTGTTCAGAATGCTAAGGCTTTAGAGAATCAAATTAAGGCATTGTCTAAGCAGACAAACATTCCAGTTAATGAACTGAAAGCTAAGATAGTACAAGACATTGAGACTGGTAATATAAGTGACGATGTTGTTGGAATAATGGAGCAGAAGATTGTAGCTCGTAATCGTGAGATCTTAGAACAACAAAGAGCTGCTGGTATTGATATTGGTGACTTAGGTGAGACTTATATGCCTCACATATTAACTAAGGAAGCTGACGATATTCTGAATAGCAAAGGAGCTAAGAACTTCTTTGGTATCCGTCCTTCTGCTAAGACACCTCAGTCACTAGCTCGTGACATTGATGGTACAGTAGCTGAGATTAACGCTAAGAACATCTATGGAACTACTAAGTTCTTCCAAGATGATCCTGCTATTCTTGCTGGTGTGTCTGAGTTCAACGCAGCTAACGCTATCGCTGGTCGTGGATTCTTAAACAAAGCTTCGGAGTTAGGTGTTCGTGCTGATACAGCTCCTGCGAATTACGTTACAGTTCCTGAGATTCCAGGTGTGAAGTTTGCCCCTGAAGTAGCACAGCGTCTTAACAGATCATATCAGACTCTGACAAACACTGAAGAGATTAGTAAGTTCTTAAAGGTATATGACGGTGCTCAGAACTGGTGGAAGATGTGGTCACTAGGTGCTCGTCCAGCATATCACTCTAAGAATACTATCGGTAACTTGTGGAATAACTACCTTGCTGGTGTTAGTACTCCTAAGCCATACGCTGATGCTGCAGCTTTCCAAGTAAAGCTTGCTAAGAATAACATGAATGGTTCTATTGCTGGTTATAAAACAGATGAACTCTATGAAGCAATGGCTACTCGTGGTATCTTTGGTGAAGGTCAGTATTCAGGAGATATCGCTAGAAACGTAGAAGACGTATTAAAAGGTGGTTCTTATAATCCTTTCACACTGTCTACTCGTAACCCTATTCTTCGTGGTGGTTTTAAAGTAGGTCAAACTATTGAAGACAATGCTCGTATTGCTTTGTTTATTGATTCGTTAAACAAGGGTAAGAACTTTGATGAGGCTGCTTCGCAAGTGCGTAAGTACCTCTTTGACTATGGTGATCTAAGCCCATTTGAGCGTAGCACTCTTAAGCGTCTCATGCCTTTCTATACATGGTCTCGTAAGAATTTACCTCTGCAGTTAGAGGCTATTATACGTCATCCTGATAAGGTTAATAAGCTTAACTTAGCTAGAGAGAATATTCAGTTTGAGACTGATGTACCAGATATTGAGGATGTTCCTGATTATATTAGATCAGCTATGCCTATCTACGGTGCTGAGAAGTTCTTAGGAGAACCTGCTGTACCTGGAACTGCTAAGGCAATTACATTACAGAACTTAATTCCTTTCTCTGATCTAACTACATTTACTAAGTTCTTAGACACAGAGACGAATGCTCCTATGACAGAGCGTGGTAAGTTATCAAGCACAATTTCTACAGCTTTAGGAGGAGTATCTCCGTTGCTAAAAGCTCCTGTGGAATATATGGCTAACTATGATTTCTTCCGTCGTAAGAACATTGAGGAATTTAAGGGACAGACTGCTGATATGCTAGGTCAGAAGATGCCTGTACATTTAGCTAAGTTACTATCTAATATCGTTATGCTAAATGAAATCGACAGGGCTAACCCTGGTGGTGTGTTTGGTACACGCTCAGTAGATCCAGTTAGTAAAGAAGTTACCACAACTCCTGGAATCTTAGGCTTTACTCCTCGTGAAACTCGTATTGATTTGCCTGAGGAACAACGTGAAGCACAGTACTTAACTGGTATTCGTGTCTATGATGTTGTATATGATGATGCTGGGTATCAGAGTGCAATGAAGATTAAACAAGATATTAATGCTCTAAAAGGATTTATTAATAGAGCAGCTAAGAAAGAAAAAACTAGAGAAGTTCTAGATGCTGAGGCAGCTTTAGAAAAATACACTACTGAACTAGATCGTATTGAAGCAGCTCGTGAAACTCGCAGGAAAAAAGAAAAATGAATCATGTCAGATCAATTTGGATTTCTAGAAGGAGCAAAATCTGTAACAGGTAGTATGGATGCTAGTCGAGAGGCTAGTAAATCTATCACGAAAAGCATTACTGATGTACAGAAGGACGCTGCAGCAGTAGCACAGCAGAAAGACTTAGAGCGTAGAAGACAGATACGAGAAGCTCAGGTCTTTAAGGAGCAGTACTTCAAGAGAGCATTGATGGAATGGCAACGTCAAGAATCCATCCGTGTCGAAGAAGCTAAAGTCAAAGCTGATTTCATAAGAAAGCATGGATCTAAACGCTGGAGTGAAATCGAATCCATTAAACAAAAGATAGAGAAACAAGACAATGAACTTAATAGAGAGTTTAAAGAAGATTTGGCAAAGGTTCGTAGAGCAATGTTCATGTGCTATGCAGTGGCTGCGGTCATTGCTTGGTATCTAACCTGGGGAGTTAAACAATAATGTTACCATTGATGGCACTATTCGATGTTGGGATGAAAGTCCTAGATAAATTTATTCCTGATCCAGAAGCTAAGGCAAAAGCTCAGCAGGAACTTCTTAAGATGCAACAAGAAGGAAAGCTTGCTGAACTACAGGCTGACATGAATGAACAGAATAATATTTCTGATCGTTGGAAAGCTGATCTTGCTAGTGATTCTTGGTTGTCTAAGAACATACGACCTATGTCATTAGTAGCTATCTTTGCTGGTTACTTCCTCTTTGCAATGATGTCTGCCTTTGGCTACGATGCCAAGGAATCATATGTCAATCTGTTAGGTCAATGGGGTATGCTTATTATGAGTGCATACTTTGGTGGTCGTACTCTTGAGAAAATTATGGAAATGAAGAAGGATAAAGATGAACCTAAGCCCTAACTTTACCTTAGAAGAACTAACCCACTCAGAAGTAGCTGAGCGTAAGAACTTAGACAATACCCCTAATGCCAGTGAGGTTGCTAACTTAACTCGCTTAGCAGCTTTGCTTGAGCATGTTAGAACCCTATTAGGTAAGCCTATTATGATTAACTCAGGCTTTAGATCTAAACCAGTCAATGACTCTGTCGGTAGCAAGGACACTAGCCAACATAGGATAGGTTGTGCTGCTGATATCAGAGTCCCTGGAATGACCCCTAAACAGGTCGTAGAGGCTTGCATTGCTTCGGATATACCCTTTGATCAAATCATCGAAGAATTCAGCTCCTGGACTCATATAAGCGTTCCTAACGGTACTGCTGATAAACCCAGAAGACAAGCTTTAATTATCGATAAAGCTGGTACTCGTCCGTTTGCTTAATTAAGTGTAACATTTTGTAGGTACTTAGCAGCATTTACCTACAGTTTGTAACAAAAAAGCCCTCCGAAGAGGGCTCTTAAGTTACAACTCAAAAGAGAATAGTAGTCTAAATATTCCTACGTCTACGATTAGATGTCGACAGTCATCATACTCAGCGACGTACTCAAATCCTACCATGAAGCCAGTGAGAAAATATAATTCTATACTCATTTAACTGGACATGCACCACTGGCACACTCGTCCCCTCCATCAAAGTTAGCTTCATCAACCTTAGTAATCAAACGAGTCTTAGCGACTAGCTCCTCATACTGTTCCTTAGTAATCTCCTCCAAAGGTGCTTGATGGAATCCATGTTCATTGTGTAGCAGGAAAGACAAGGACTTGTGATTGTTCTTGTAGTTCTTAGCAAGGTACTTCTTAATCTCAGGTAGTTCTTCCTTACGATAATACACTGTACAGGAAACACTATTGTCTGACCAATGAGCTTGTAACCATTTCACAACTTCTAACTGATCAATCGCAGTCATCTCAGCAGCCAGCTTTGTTCCCTCTGGATAGCAGAATGGGAAGCTAACTACCATTGTACTGTGATCTTCACTACCATCAAAGTTACGCTGATACTCCACAGGATAACCATGATCACGACAGACTTGTACTAAAGCGTGGTCTGCTGCAATACGAATCCTACGAATCATGTACTTAGAATAAGCAGGATGGCAACCAGAAGTTACACCTGGAAGTAACGACAGAGTACCTGAAGGTTTAACAGTGGTAAGTTTTACTGACTCAGGAAAGCCATGCTTAGCACTGTACTCCTTATCGAAAGCTCGTAACTCTTCATAAGCTTCAGATAACCAGCTACGTTGTTCATCACTTGCTTGCAAGACACCAGTAACTCCGATGCCCATCCGCATATTACTATGTACAATATCTGCAGTCTCTTCGAGATGGCAGGGTAATGCGAGACTATGCTTATTGATTCGATACAGCAGCTTACAGATGTCTACGAATTCTTCTTTACTAGTTACATTCGATAGATATATCTCAGCTAAGCAACAAGTCTCATAAGGAGCTAGGGACTGCTCAGCACAAGGATTGTAACCCATCACCTTAGGGTCAGGATACTGAGTCTCTCCCAGTCTTCCAATCTTTCTGCTAAGCTTTAGGTTTATTAAACCATAAGGTTCGCCCTTACCTTCATACCCATCCCAGAAATACTCATGTAGATCTTTGAAGTCGTTACATACTACGCTGTTATTAGACATAGCTCTCCACGAAGGGATGTTACCCATGTCCCACCGTTTAGCCAGCAAGTATTCAACGTCATCAGGATCACCAATAGCAATCTGAGCAGAGCGTCTTACATTACCAGCGACTACTACTGCACCGATAATATTCATGATGTCAAGGCAGTCAATAGAGCGTAGCTGTCTACCTGCTCTCTTCTCCAAGATCTCACTGATCTTAGCAATACCCCAACATAAATCCTCAGCACCTGAAGCAGTGCCTCCGAAGCCTTTGATAGGAGAACCTTTACCTCGTACTAGGATAGTAGAATACGTAAAAGTAGTTTTACTATCACTGAGGAAAGCTGCCTTAAGAGTCTTACCAAGTAACTGCACCCATCCCTCACGAGAATCAGGCACGATAAAGTCAGCGTCGTTACTATCCACACGAGTAGGAGTAACAAAACTGGAGTTAACAGGAGGAAGTTTTTGTACATGTTCTCTTTGAATATTATATCCAACTCCAGATCCTAACATTAATAAGTCCATCGCCCAGGTGAAGGGACGTACTGGATGGTCTATCACAGTGAAGGCACAGTTCTGTAGACTAGCTAGACCTAAGCGACCTACTGTCTCTGTCCCCATTTGCCACAGGAATCGACCTGCTACAGTACCCTTCAATTCCATCAGATACTTCTGTAAGCGTTTCTTCTCAGCATCAGTAAAGCCACACTTAAGCTGATCATTAGACGCTGCTACGACACGATTAACTGTGTCTTCAAACTCTTCTGTAGGACTAGCAGGATCTGCTTCGTTCAATCGACGAGCGTATGTCCTTTTGTATGTGATATAGCCTACGGTGCTAAACGGTGTATTAAATTCTGTCATTCAGTTTCTTCCCAATCTACTTCTTTTAGAAGTCGGTTATAGTTATGTTCTATCGTATCGCTAAAAGTTTCTACTAAATCTTCTGAAGCTATGTCGAGTAGCTCCAGAAGCATTACTTCGTCTAAACTCTTCAACCGTTCTTTTAACTCTGGCAGTGTAAGAGTACGATTCATTTTACTTTTTCTTAGCAGCACGCTTAGTAGCGTTAGCTTTAGCTGCCTTAGCTGGCTGAGTAGAACAGGCTGTAATAAAGTCGATAGTCTTCTGAGCAGCTTCTTGGAAAGCTTTTAACTGTGCTACAGCTTCTTTATAATTCCATTCACTGCACCACCAGTTAGCTACATTCTTCGTATCAGACTGGATAGTCAAACTAACTTGCCAATCGTCGTCCTTATCCATGCGTCCATCAACTGTGACGAATGCATTGTCCTCTGGGAAAAACTTATTAAATTTTACTGTCTTCACTGGTTTCTGCTCCTCTAAAAATTTATGTGATTCGTTAAGAATTTTTACTAATGATGTAGTCAAGGTAGTGTC